CTCTTCCGATCTGCATAGCGGCTACACCGTTACACAATTCGAAAATGTGGCGACCTCCGTCTGGGTAAAATTATAAAATTCCCCACTTCAGAAACAAATCTGAAATGGTTAAAAATTAAAAACCCCATCGTAAGGCATCCAATAAATTGGATTACACATTTCAGATTTGTTATAACGCGAAACTTCTCCGATAAAGAGAAGACCAAGCACCGCCCACTTGGTTTTATTTTTGTCCTCTATGGAGGAGGACCTGGTGTTGAATCATAAAGATGCAACATTGGTGCATTTAAGAAAAATACAAGAGTAAAATCAGCACCAATAGATGAATAATAGCTAAAACCACCATCAGTAAAGGAACTAATTTCTGAAGGTGTAAGAGTAGCTGTTGCAACAACGCAATCATCAGTAGTGCCATCACTAGCATCTCCTAATGTTCGCGTTGCCGCTGCATTTGAGTGAAATTTGTAATGAGAATACATAGGCATAACTATAGCTACTGCTGTTTGAGTATCTTGATTTGTTAATGAAATTCCCATTTGACCAGATTTTACATTACCTCTCTGTAACCGATCTACATGACCAAGACCACTAGTACTGGTAGCAGTAGATAAGGAATAATTTGCAGAAGTAAGATTTTCAGAACCTCTGCCGATAGTTAATTGCCTTGCAGGTTGGGTAGAGTAGAAATTCATATGCCAATTCATTGAACCTCGGTGTCCAACATAACAGAGAGACATATAACTATTATATGTCCAAGGTGTCCAATTATACGCTTTAGAACCAGCAACGTTAATACCATTAGCAAAACTTGACCCGTTTGGATCAAAACCTGGCAAAAGTGGAATACGACGAATGAAACTTCGTAAAATAACCATCTTATTTGCAGCACTAAATGTATAATCTAATGGATAATAACCTGATAGAGTTGTTCTTCGCAACAATTGTCTCATAGATGAGATACTCTCGCCCATATACACGAGATTCAAACCAGGATATGGAGATGACCCTTTTAATCCTAGCTGATATTCTTCATTGTTCTCACCATCATAATCCATCTCTCTAGATTGAACAACATACGGTGAAAGCTCTGGATTTATTTCTTCTGGTCCAGCGAATTCCAAATTATCACAACCACTTACAAATGCTGCTACGGTTATCACAGCCGATGCAACAGGTGAAGTTTGCTCAGTTAGTACTCGCATTGTCAAAATACCATTATTATGGGGTAGACCTGGAAAGATACTAACCGCAGAATTATGCTCATCTGTAATGTCTGTATCCAGAGGCAAATACGCTGTTGGTTGCGTATAAGGAACTACAAATGTAACATCACTATTTTCAGTAATATCTACAATCTTAGTGTAGTTGGTAGTTGTAGTATCAGTTGTACCACTTAAATCCCCATGAGGATCCCATGTAATACGAACTCGTCCTCGATGATATTGCGAAGCGAGAAATTTAAACCGAAATTTAATATCGCCCCTCCAATATTTAAAACATTGCGAAACATAACCCATTGGTGTGTTATAGATGTCCTTTTGACCAGTAAGAACGGCCACTCTTTTAATGGCAGGATTAACTCCAAAATTGAAAAGTAAAGTCCCTTCAGTATCAGAAGCATCCCAATCGAATGTATTAATAAACGATTCTCTAGTCACAATTGATTTAATAGAAAGTTCATCACCTACATCCAAATATGAAATTTTTGGATCAATTGATAATTCATTCTTAGCATCGATAGTTGCTTTCTCAATAGGTATACCTACTTCAGTAGAAGCAAATTGTGGAAAAGGCTGATTTTTGAATTCATGAACATCATCAATTACAGGTACATTTGTATAGCCAAATAAATTGGCTATCCCAGCAGCTGCATCAGCAGCCATTGATGTCGCAGTCATAAAGGGTCCTATTACAGGTACATTAGATAACTGACCAGTCAATTTGGCAATTGCAGAAGCTGGTTTAGATATAGTGCCTTCATGATGATATTCATCCTTCTTAGCATGTTTCTTTTTATGCTCACTCGACTGCACTACCATCTCGTGCATCATAGCACAAGTAGAAATACATTTGCACAAACGATATGTGTCTTTTAATGCATGAATACATTTATAGCGCTTAGTATGTACAATAGGTATTTCCTTAGATTGTACTGCCAATTGAAGAGTAGGTCCAGCCAACTGCAGATCTTCAGCCCAAGCATACACTTGAATAGTACAATTTGTGCCCACAACTGCATTAGCATTTCTCAATTCATCTAATGATACAAAACTCAAAGTTCCCATATTCTGAAGATCTGTAGCACTGGTAGCGTCTAACCATTCTTTATGATAAAAGAAAGGTAAAGTCATAGATCCTCCCTGATTATTTTGTGGATAAAAATAAATATGGGGTCTCTGAGAAAAAGGAACAAGTTCCCTTAAGCTACCAGTAGTAGTTATCACCGGATTGAATTGAGTAAGGGGTTGATAAGTCATTATCGCACCACCATAATAAAATGGAGATGCATTAATAACTAATTTTATCTTAAGATTACACTTCAAGAGATAATAATTATCCAATTTCTTTTTGATAGCAGCATGATTAAAAAATAAATGCCAAGGTTTAAAAGAAGATGAGGCAAAATCTAATGTTCCCCCTAATGTCCAATCTTTTGAGTATATGTTCACTGGTCTACGCAAAAAGCCAGCTAGATCGGCTCCACTTGAACCATCACCTCGAAGATAACTTAAATCATATCGCAAATCGTTATCCACTCCTGGATGAGCATCATCGAATCCAACAACTTCTTGTTGAATCTTTTCCTCTCCCATTGCTTCAGATAGGCTACTTCCAACACTATCTGAACGTTGCATTTCTCCAGATTGAACTTGAAATATTGAAGATTGTCTTTCTAGTTTAACTTTTTGAGGTGGTTTGGAGGCTTCGTTCATTAAGTAAGTGTATCCCTCCGCGGTACACTCCTCGAACATGTAATAATTGTTATATTGATTCGCAAGTCAATTATAAGATCACTGCTGCAGACTCATACAATGCAGTGAAATTGTACATTTCTTTTTAGGTTCAGCCAAACCTTTCCCTAAATAGGGATTTTGAGGAACGCTCAGGCAGAGTTAAATGAAATATCCACACTTATGTATCATTATGAAAGTACATTAAGTTTGACACATACAGTAACTATATTTCATTAATCTTAGTTGGTTTGAGATGGTAGATTAAACACCTTAACTTTTGCAGTCAATTGATCGACTACATCTTTGCCACAAACGCGGCGTGAATTTTCCCAAAATTCTTTGACCAATTGATCAAATGTGGGAAATGTGGTCTCCAGGACCCAATCTTCTATCATAACCTGTTTGACCAGTTTTTTAAGAAGATCGATTTTTTCTTCATAGATTATTCGTCCATAAAAGAAGTACTCTCGTACAGCTGATGTAATGACAGCCAACATTTGTTCTTCAGTTGATATGGTCTTGGATCTCACCCAAACCATCAACATTTTTTCAATTGATGAATGATCTAAAGGTGCAAAATATGCACCACCATCATGATCATAACGCCAAGTTCTCTTAAGAAAAGAAGCATCACGAATATGAATAAGAGGAATTGATTCTGCATCCTTATCTGCCATAGTATAGGTAATACCCATAGTTGCAAAAGCAGCAGATACTGTAGTGTGATTGTACCATGAATTGTGTCGTGCAACACTCATAATATTATCATCACCGTAAGTCATCAGACTCACATTGTCTCTGAAGGTTCTCACCTCACTATTCGGATTCAACAAGTGATAAGCATATCTCATATACAATGAATTCACCAAACTGTTGATGATCACCGTTAGAGGGTGTCCTGATGGATTAGATCCATAAAATTGAACTAAATCACCGTTGAAATCAACCAATGGAAAGGCAGTATCTTTCTTAATACCTTCGAGTACCATAAGATCATCTTCATCATAATTTTCACTCTTTTTACACAACCTAATCAAAATATCAAAGGCTGCTGAGATAAAGTGAGGAGACATGCGCTTGTCAAACGCCTTATAGTCTCCAGCAATAATGCGATCTTCACCAAATCTCGTAATATACTCATACATTTGATGCCACTCATATGATTGAGCGACAGTACCTGGTGCAGCCTCAAAAACCATTCGATTGTTTTGGATTAATCTAATAGAAGACAACAAGTATTTTCTAACAACAATTGTCCAATCAAATGGAGCACCTGTAAAAACACGCGTTTTCTTGGCTTTAATCTTCTTGAATGAAACTGGTTCATCTTTAAGATGTGCACAAAAATTTGGATAAGCGCGTTCGCCTTTCTTATATGTCGACACTATTTGCATAGCTCGATCCATAATTTCATCAGAAACTTCAACGGGATGTTGCATACCGTACATTTCCGGGATAGCAGTCATAAATTTCTTCTTTGAACACTTCCATGGATTTCCTGCGGATGTTGTTCTGTTGATCTTATCAACATAAGCAACCCCATTCGCGCCATTGATAGCTGTGAAATCATCGTATATATGCAATTCATTCAGATCTTTGGAAGATAAACCTCCAACAATATCCTCGTAAAAAGAATTAACACAATCTTTCAGAATATCCCCGTTGATGTTTACAACTGGATGTATCATATCCTGAGCGGCAATTCGCCAAGGTTCCCATCCTTGCATTACAGGTGGTCCGAATTTAATCTTATAACCTGATTTGCTTAGAATAGGCGCCAAAGGAGTCAACTCAACTCTAGATTTCCCAGCTCTACGAAAGCCGGTAAAACTTCCATAGACTGCTGCAGAGCCACTATCAAAATATCTAAAAATAGATTTATGAGATAACTCTCCAATGCTTCTTTCTGCTGATTTAGCAGATAATGTGGGTATCCCACTTTGGATCTCAAATTTGAGAGCCTCTGCTACACATTTTACTGTTTGAGCAGTTACTGGAACAGAGAAAATTCTGTTTACTCCAGACTGAGCAATGACATGAAATCCTGCCACGAAGAAACCAAGGGGTGATTCAATTACAAGTAAAGAACCACAATCTCCATCGATCGTGGGTACACCTTCATTAGTAACACCAATGATAGTACTGTTAAAATCTCGTATTTTCCCACTGCCTACAAAGGCTGTTTGGAAAGTTCGAGAAACATTTCTTCTTGTAACTGAACCATCTCCCTCACGTGATAATAAACACCCATTTAAGCGTAGTGCCACATCGTTTTGTAACAGATATCTCTCAACTCCTCTTTTTGGTGGTAAACCTCTAAGATAGAAGAAAATCGTATCAGTTTTGACATTTCTTTCGATAATATCTGAATTTGCCAATACACATCTAAGATTGGTAGTCACACCATCTTTTGTGCTCTGCATTGTAACATCAAGACCAGTTGTTGTCTCAAAATTCGGTATATTGTGGTTATTGGTAAAGTAAATTTGACCACGTAAGCATGTTGCTTTGATTGTGATCATAGTATTACGTTCAGTAGTAACTACAATATGAACCAATTCTCGCGATATCATTGACATAAAATCGTCACGAGACAAACCATTGGAACTTGTACTCTGTGGTGTCATATCAAATGATGATAAATCATATGAATCATTATACCACACATTCTCACGCTCCCGATCTCTCGCTTCTGGTCTATATCCTTCAGAAGATTGAACCTTTTTCTTGTATGTCAGCTTGTAAATCTTGTAGACAAAAGTCATCCAAAATCCTATAGTCACAAACGTTTGGAAATTTAACGAAGATTCAACTTTTCTTCCAATGCGACTTGCGCGGATAGTCGTTATTCCTTGTCTGACAGAATCAGGTAATGAGAACCAAAACCAATTGGTGATTGTAGTGTGGATGGAAAAAACACTTGCATAATAGTTTATATATCCCATCACACAATTGTAAAAGAATAACACTATGGTCCAATTTAGGACATGCAAAAGATAAGCTCCAATTATAGCAGAACCACCGCTCTGAATGTCACAAGTACATTTCTTCACAGGCAAATAACACAACTTACACAAGACAATTTCTTTCAAACTATCAATTGATTGCTCAACAACAGTTTGATTGTGATTAAAATCTTGTATGCTCTTAGTGTACCATTGCATGAATTCACAAACATCATCAGTTTCCAAAACTGTTTCTTCAGTAGCCAAACCACGTTTAGTTGGCATTATGCGCAGTACCTTCCAACTCCAATAATCTGGATATTCTCCTGAGATATTTAGAGTTTTCGCTGAATCAAGCATACCACTTTCAGTAGTAAATTCTTTTTTAACAGTTGGAACAACAACATATGGAAATCGTCGTTGTGCAGCTGATGGGAAAGAGAAATAATGGTGTGCATTTAGGTTCCTAGTGTTAGTAGTAGCTATGCACAATTTACATCTCAAAGGAGTACGTCCCTTATCATTAAGATCAGCCTGATCAGGTACAAAGGGAACAGCATTAATGATTTGTAGAAATTCCATACACGAAGGATCTCCACTAGCAGCCTTATTAGGGTGCATAAAGGCAACATCATCGAGAATGATTGCCCACTGGGAAGTCGTAAAACCATCCCAAAATTTAGCAACAGGATTGCGAGTGTAACAGAATGTTTTATCAACATCAAGATCACACACTTTACCAAAATGGTAGAACAACATATCCTTAATTGTTGATTTGCCTATTCCAGAATCGCCACTCACCAAAATTGAATATGGTGGAGTGCGATGTTCACGTGCAGCAGCACGTGTGCATAGATCACATTTGATCATTTGCAGTTCGTTTGTCAATGAGCGCAGAAAACGTTTCTCAGATACATCTAATTTGATAGTATATCGACAAATAGTATCACCCCGTTCAATTGCTTTGTCCAAATCAGCTCGAAAGGAACTTTCATTGAAACCGTGAGCTTCAGGATTTTGAAGTAATCGTGATTGTCGTTTGAGTAATTCAGCTTGTTCAACAAATTCAACGTAACTTTTTTCCGTATAAAGGAAAGGTTGAAATGAACCTGTTTGTAGAGACTGATAACCTCTCTCACATAAAAAGATAATAGTATCAAAAAGACAATGAATGAAATCAGGGCCAAGATAATACTTCTTCTTCATAGCTTCACGCTCAAATTGATTGTATCCTAAATCAGATAAACCAACACCCAAACGTGCAAACAAAGAACTTGAAATCAAATACATGCTCAACTTGTAAATCTTCTTGACCAAAATGGATCCTTTAAAAAGATCATAATTATCAAGTAGATCTCTCATTGAACGGAAATCAAATTCATTTGATTGCACCTCAAACTGATATTCTTCTTTCTTTCCAAAAATCTGATGAATCTTGTTCACAAATCTGCTCATCTTATCACTACCAATAGTGATCAGACTATCTTTGCTCATTATCTTAAAAGTAAGTAGACAAATTTCAACAATATCAACAAATTTGATACAATCTTTTTTATCCTTACGATAGATCTTTTGCAAATGCATTTTGTAAACAAAGTAAAAAACACAAAAGAGGTCTTCTACTAATTTGACTTTATCCATAGTTGGATCGTCAAATTTAATTTTCTTACAGATCTTAGAGAAGAAGGAAGCTTCAGCTTCTTTTTGAGAAACTCCATTTCTCAAAATTTCTGTAGCTTGCAAGAGAAATGAAAAATCACTCTCAGCAAAACTCCAGAATTTTTTTGGTCATATCTTTACCATCAAAGATGGTTTGTTGACCCAAATTTTGTTCATCGCTATCAGAAATTGAATGATTATCATCACTCAAAAATTCTTCATCAGCGATAGAACTATCTTCATCAACATAATCCTCATCAACTGGTGCAGCACCAAAAAGAGGCATTAGTTGAATTACCTTTGCAGGTACATTTGCGATCTTATCAACAGTATGTTGTAAGATCTCTTCGCAACACATATTTCGAGTTTGTTTCGAAATTTCAATTGCGAGATCTTTCTTAAGTTCTTTCATATCAGAAATGAAACTTGGTTTTTTATTTTTCTTTTTAATCATTTTTTGTTTCACTTCAGCGACATAGTAAGAATTACAGCATTCACACTTGTCCGAATTCATTTGAATCCAAAAACATTCGTAGCATTTGTAAATTTTTTGTGGGCCATATCTGCCGCACTTCGCATTAATCGTTTTCTCGTTAATTGTAGCCATGGTAGTTGAAATTTTATTTAAATTCTATTTAAATCATAGATGATAGCTCAGGAGTTTTAAATCGTCTGCCAAGGAGATTTTGTGTTGTTTTTATTTCCAAGAAATTGAAGGTATAAACAACATACCCGGACTATTCACTTGCGTGATACAATAGGTAGTCCCATGTCAGATTCAGAGTTCTGAACAAACCTATTTGACTATATATACAATTGTAAATTTTAAATTTTTCGAGTAAAAGATAGAAACCATATGGAGAGATGTAAGTGATCTAGGGTGCTTAATCCACACGCTTACTCTCGATATAAAATATAGAGAAACAGATAGTTTAAATGCAATTCAATTAATAGCACAATAGTTAATTGAGAAACTATTTACGAGGGGGAGAGCAGATATTTAAAGTCATCACTGACTGTATGGCCTGAGATAAATCTCAAGCCTAAAGTGGTAATTCCTTCTCCCAAAAGAATAAACGATAACACCACAGGGTTATAGAAAACATTTCAGACTTGGTGAAATAATGATGTGAGTTCCGAAAACAAACACACCGAACTTTATCCCTAATATTGAATAGTAACAAAGGCATTTCCATACACAAATCCTCGGATTTTCATCACGAGGGTATTGCAAGGAAAATCTAAGAATAGTTCAATATTGAAACAAAGTAACATGGATATATGACAAAAGTCATATATCCATGCT